AAAGCGGCGTTTGCCAGCAGTCCTTGTTGTGTGCTGGCGTATTTGATTTGATAGTCATGCAGCCCGATCTCCCCATCGCGCTTTCATTTTTTCATTTGCAAATCGCCAGAATCTTCCTTTGTGATATGAGCTTTCGCCATTACAGCAACGACTAATTGACGAACTATCAAATCCTTCTCTGACAGCATCCATAGCTGCTTCATAATAAACCTCCTCCCCAGTTTTCATGTCAGTAGAAATAACAGCTTTACTGGCAGGATGGTCACCACTAAATTTACCTAGCGATATAGGTATTCTTCCATTTTGTTTATATCCGTGTTTTGAGTTTTCAGAATGTGATACCCATTCAAGGTTATCAGCCCTATTGTCATCTCTTCGCCCATTTTTGTGATTAACTACCAAGCCATCACAGAACCCTGTACAGAATGCTTTCGCAACTATCCTGTGGGCGCTGTATTTCTTACCGTATACCTTTATTTGAAGATATCCTGTCGACTTGCACTTGAATGGTTTTACACTAGTGCCATTAATTATTTTCTTATATGGCCTCTGTCTGGTTGATGTTACTGTAACTTCCCTCGTAATAGACCTGAAATTTCCTTTATTGCTAACCTGATAAAATGGAATCCCTTCGATATCTACCCAAACCTCAATCATAATTCCTCCATTCGCTAAGATGAATTGAGTTCATGGCACAATATGCTTCTATGTAGTCCATTATTTCGGATATTTTTTTTACAGATAGAGTCGCCGTACTCTCTCTGATGTTTATTAGCTCACCTTCTAACCCTGATATAATCTCAGGGTGCTGGTTGGTTGCAATCTGCCAACCAGAAACGAATAACCCCTTCCAAAACTCAATATTTCTTGCTTTTCCGTGATATGTAGCCTTCTTACTTATTTCAGATAGCATCGCGTGAAGGCGTGCATTTTGCCGAATGCTGCGGTTGCGTTCCTGAATGGTTACTACGATTGGTTTGGTTGGGTCTGGAAGAATTTGCTGGATAGCTTGAATGGCGTTCTGCTGATGGATGGGGCTTCTTAGTTCAAATGTTAGTTTCCTCATCACCCTTAATCCTCTCGAAGTTCTTCTCGAAGTTTTTGGTGTCGAACACTGACCACCGACCATTATGAATGGCGTATGCACATGTCTTGTTTTCGTCCTGATAAACCACCCTTACCTTGCGATAAAACCGTGGCTTAATCTCTCTGAATATTTGCTCGCTCATGCTCACTCCTTCACTTTAAATCCAGACTCCGGATAATTCTGTTGCGCTGAAACTCATTATTGAGTCTGAACAACCGTCGAAGAACACGGTCACGCGGATAGCGCCGTGCGGCAGGTGAGTGCTCATACAACTCATCAAGCGGCAAACTGGACGATGAACGATACCGATACCAACGCACCAACTCTTCACGAAAATTAGCCCTGACAAGCTCAGCTATCGTACTCATTTCTTAAAACCTCCTCAAACGCATTCTGACGCATTTTTCATTCTCGCTGCCTATCGACATGCCTTGCACATGCTTACCTCACCACAGAGCGATTGTGATGCCTTAAAAGCGATTTATTGAAGTGATATTTGCTTCATCGTCACCTCAACTAACAAAACGCCACGCCATTTTTGCTACAGCAACAGGCGCAACACCGATAATCACCCACAGGAGAATGCTACCGAAAAGCACACCCACCAGGTCTTTACCTTCGCCTACCAACCGGACAAAACTGCTGACAACAACAATGAATGTCGCCACCATCCACATAGCACCGAGAATCCTCAATGCAGAGAAAATTAACTCAGCCACGATTTACTCTCCCCCAAATAAAAAGGCCTGCGATTACCAGCAGGCCTGTTATTAGCTCAGTGATGTAGATGGTCATTGCTTCATCTCCCTTTCCATTTCATCAATGTCAACGTCATCAGGAAGATGGGAGCAATACGCCGCTATACCATGATGATTTATCTCATACCCTTTGAACGTTACCATCTGGTGCGTAATCTCAACTTCGTTCAGGAATCCTTCATCGCATAACTGCCTGGCTATTTTCGATTTGGTCTGGATTATTGGTAGTGCCTGTTCTTTCAAAGCGCATGATATTTGTGCATCCCATGCCTTTTCGAGAATGGCTAATTGTTTTTTATTCATTTAATACTCCGTTACGTTTTCCTGTCGCCACGCCTCGTCATATTCCGATTTCGGCATATTGGCGATGTAGCTATATGGCGATCCTGATTCAAGTTGCAGGAACTGGTGCGATTGCTCGTCAAGGAACAACGGGACACCACCTTCCCAACCTTCGCCGTTACGTTGTTTTTCAAGCATCAAAACAGATGCCGGAGATGCCAGTAGCTGTTCGTCCTTCTCTGACATCTTTTCACCACTCTGAACTCTCTGTAACGCTCTCTCGCGAGCCTTGTTACGCCAGATGATGAAAAGGTTGTCTGTCAGGTCTGTTATCGCTCCAGAGCCTTTTACGTCCATTTTCCCGGTTGGTTTTTCTTCGCTGTCTCCTTTTCGCGAGTGAGTAACGAGAATGACGTGGGAGTTTGTTTTGTTTTTGAAGTCGCAAATCGAGTCAACAAACGCCTTCTGCCCGTTATAGTCATCGTCACCTATGCCGCATTTCATCAGGCTGTCGATGATGAATAACTGGATGCCGTACCGGCGGCGAGCGTAGTCGAATATTTCGATCAGCCTGTCGGCTTTCGCCGTTCCGGTCAGGCCAAACACCCAAAGTCTTTCGTCATAGAATTTAAATGCAGAGTCAATTTCCAGCACTGGCGGCATCTTGCAGCACGTCGCCTGACGGGTAAGGCGCTTAAGGAGAATACCAGGCTTCAGCTCAAGTGACGCGATGCACGTCTTCACACCCTGACGCATTGCCTCAAGTGCCATATGCCCGACAACCTCCGTTTTTCCGTGACCGTTCACACCATTGACCAGCGTCAACTCTGCCTCACGGAACTGGAATTTATCTGCCAGAGATTCCCACGGTGGATTAAACAGATACTGCTGCTTGCCGTAGAAAGCGTTGATAGTGTCCTGGTAAAACTCTCGCGCACTGTAGAGTTCTTCAGGATCGAAGTAGGATGCCGTGCCGATGTACTGCCAGATTTCATCCTCGGTAACACCGTTCATCAGGCATTCGTTGATGTCTTTGTACGGCAGAGTAACAAGACGGCAACGATGTTCACCGAGTCGGCTTGCGATTTCCCTTGCGGCTTCACGACCAACATCATCAACGTCCATCGAGATGAATATTTCCTCAAACCTGTCGAGGTTGTGATACTCAAACTCAATCCACTGTTGCTTAGCACCTTTCCCGCCACCAAACGGCACGGATAACGCCGAGATGCCGTATTGCGCATAGCTCATACAATCAATTTCGCCTTCGCAAAGTACAACCGCCCTCACGCCAGCGTCCAGAGCCTGCCATCCGAACAGACAAGGTTCGCAATCACCTTCTGCCATAATGACTTTCTTCCCGTCCGGGCGCTCAGTGCTGATTCGCTTGACCTGCAACAACTCACCATCGCGTTTGTACGGAATCACCAGAGCATCCAGTTCTCGTTCTCCATTCCACACCTTGCCGCTGACAACCTCGTAGCGCTTTACGACTTCTGGCGATATGCCACGCGATTGCAGGTACTCAAGATGGGATTCTGTTCTGGTAACGTAGCGGGCGATTTTCTTGCGATCAGGTCTGGAGAATTTCTTCTCACGTCTGGCATCGAAATGGTGATCGTCATCCTTGATACCGAGAAATGCTTTCGCTTCCTGCATAGCCTGATGCAGGTTAATTCCACGACATGCCATCCACAAATCAAGCATGTCACCGCCGTCTCCCTCAGCGAAATCAGCCCATTTTTTCTTGCCGCTAAGGTTGACCTTAAGGCTGTTTCCCTTGTCACCGTTAACGTTACCGGCAACCCACTCATGCCCCTCTTTCTTGCCGTTTGGCAACAGGTGCGGAGCCACCCTGTCAACCTGCGCCCAAAGCAGGTCGCTAAGTTCACTTGGCGTCATGATTCCCTCAGATTGAGATTTTTAAACCAGAAATCGACAAACGAAATACTTAACCAGCCGTGGTTATAACCAGCGACCAGTAGCGATTTGATTTTTGATTTCATGGTTCACCTGTCGAAAAACACGTAGCCAGTTTTCGATACGGTGATTGCGGATGATGGTCTGGCTTGTGGTTGAATGGTTTCTGGCTTCTCGTCGTTCCAGCGCTGACCGTTCAGGTAGCTCGATGGTAACAACCTGTCGAATCCGAACTGCTTACCATTCCTGCATGCGATGTCTTCTGCCAGCATCGTGGCAAACTCGCTTGCCGTACCCCCGGTAGTTTTACGCCATTCCCTGAACTGTGTTCTGAATGCCGAAGCTGCGTTTTTCTTCCCGGCTTTCCGCATGCCTGCACACCAGAATATTTCCTCGAATGCCTTGTCGGTTTCTTCGTGACGGTCAGATGATTTTTCGCACTTCGTTCGGACACGTTCGAACTTAATGTTTTTAGGTTCATTGACTGGTTCAAAAGAGTGATAGGTTCTGGGGTCAGCTCCTGCCCCACCTAATTCTGGTTGGATTTGTTGTGCATTATCCAACGTCAGATAAAAAACGTTTGACTGGTTAAGCTCTCCTTTTCTTCTGAATTCCCTTTTCAAAAGCCCCATATCTTCCAGTGCCCTAATGTGACTTTTTACTGTCGATCTGCTCACCTCACACTGGTCAGCGACATGTTGATATGAAGGCCAGCATTCGCCATTATCATTGGCGTTATCGGCAAGTTTAATCAGAACCAGTTTTCTCAGTGGGTTGCCAACCTTTATATTCATGGCCTTAGCCATAAGATTCATGCTCATTTTGACTTCTCCGAAGTTTTGTACCTGTTAAGTATTTCTCTCAGTGGCACAGCTATTGCTGGATTAACCCCCTGATAAAACTGGTCACGTAGCACATCTTTTCGGTGATTAACGCGTTTATTTTCCTGCGTTTTTCGCATATAATTACCTCGTTGGATGTTGTTAAAATTCCATTTGTATTTGTTCAGAACGCTCGGTTGCCGCCGGGCGTTTTTTATTGGTGAGTCCATCAAGCGCATACTTAAAAGCCCTGCTAATCGGACTGATGTCTGATGCCATTCCGAAAGCACACAGGACCGAAGCAATAAACCTCCAGTCCGTTCTGCTTATCTTCGATTCATGACAGCCAATCATCTTTGCCAGACCGCGCTGGGTAAGCGTTGACAGGTTGATGAGTAAATCTGTTTCTGCGCGATCAATTTCTCGCTGTGATAGTTTGCTGTAACTTGTTTGTTCCATTTCTTAAGATTTCCAATAGTGAATAGCTAGTTGAAAGGTATGCGTGGAAACGCATATGGCCTTAGTTGGTCAGATATATTGGGACTCGCTTTGTCAGCGACGTAGGACGAATGTCCATTGTGAAAATAGCGGTGTTACTTATGCAGCCAGAAGGTTCTTTTTGCTTATTTCAAGCATTTCGCTTGCTTGATATTTGCCACCAGAAATCTCTTCGATTTTTGATGCGTATTTAGTTTTCCCAAAAAACTCAGTCTTAGGGAGGAAGCCGTTTTTGAGCCACTTATAGACAGCCCTTTCGCTAACTCCACAAGCCTTCGCAACTTCAGGGATGCCGACACCTTTAATCGGCTCATCAAGATTTTGCATAGGAATATCCTTTTTCGTACTTTCAGTACGTATTATGGTTGAACTGAAAGTTTTTGCAAGTGCTTTAGTATCGTACTCATGGTTCAGAATGAAAAAGTGCGCAAAGAATTCGCCCAGCGGCTAGCGCAAGCCTGTAAAGAAGCTGGTCTTGATGAACATGGTAGGGGAATGGCTATAGCCCGTGCCCTTTCTCTTTCGTCCAAAGGCGTTAGCAAATGGTTTAATGCTGAGTCTTTACCGCGTCAGGAAAAAATGAATGCGCTTGCGAAATTTCTAAACGTTGATGTTGTTTGGCTTCAGCACGGCACTTCGTTAAATGGAGCGAATGATGAAGATACTCTTTCATTTGTTGGCAAATTAAAAAAAGGGTTAGTGCGCGTGGTTGGTGAGGCAATTCTTGGTGTTGATGGTGCCATCGAGATGACCGAAGAGCGCGATGGGTGGCTCAAAATTTATAGCGATGATCCAGATGCCTTTGGTCTTCGTGTGAAAGGAGACAGCATGTGGCCCAGAATAAAATCAGGAGAATATGTACTCATTGAGCCTAACACCAAAGTATTCCCGGGTGATGAGGTGTTTGTCAGAACCGTTGAAGGACACAACATGATTAAGGTTCTTGGCTATGACAGAGATGGAGAATACCAATTTACAAGCATTAACCAGGATCACAGGCCTATAACGTTGCCTTATCATCAAGTAGCAAAGGTGGAGTATGTAGCTGGTATTCTGAAGCAATCTCGCCATCTGGATGACATCGAGGCAAGGGAGTGGCTGAAAAGTTCGTGACTTCATCGTCACATAGCTGGTAACCAGTGGCCTGAAGAGACGTTTGGGTAAGGAGGATAGATGGCGTTCAATGACCTTGAATATCAAGCAGTAAAAAAAGAAGTTCACCAATTCATTGAAAGCATAAGGCCGCCTGAACATATCCGCAATGAACTGGATATTGTTTATAGCATCAATGACCAAACGATAGATATCGGCGAACAGCGCCCCGTGTGGCAGGGCAATCCAGGTGAAACAAACATCCTGCCATCAGCAAGAATCAAGTACATACGTTCTCTGGATAGATGGAAAATCTATTGGATGCGGAAGGATATGAAATGGCATCAGTACAGTACTGAACTTTCGCTGACTGATGCGCTTGAGCTTGTGCGTGCTAACCCGGATTGCTGCTTCTTCGGATGAGTGAAGAGACGTTTGGATGATGGATGGTCGCAGAGATGCGGCCTGATTCTAAAATAGGATATAAAAAATGAGAATACTAGGTGTTAGAGCGGCGCCCAAAGTTACATCTTTTGTTGTATATTGCACTAATGAGTCTGCACTCAAATGTGTTGATGTTATTAAAATACCTTCGACCTTAGACACACCAGAAAAATTAAAGTATGTGAGAAATAACATCCTCGACATTCTTAATTTATATAATGTTGAATTAGCTGCCATACGCGTTACTGAATCAAACTCTGATAATCTTAGCATTGACCGCCTTTATATAGAAGCTGTTATTCAAGAAGCATTTTCAAGCAGTGATGTAAGAAAATATTACACTATTAGAAAATCTGGCATGAAATCATCATTGAACCTAACAGAGATCGAGTATAAAGAAATATTGAAGTCACACCGCAATATAAATGGAATCGATAATTCTGGTTTTACAACTGAAACAAATGAAGCTGTTTTGGCTGCACTATCTGCGGAGGTAAGGGGATGCTAACTCCATACAAAAGAGCTGATGTAGAATTCGAATGGATTAGTGATCTAGAAGAACAGGGTTGTTTTTCAAAAGTATATCTGGCTCATGACAGACACCTAGCTCATGACTTGGTGATTAAAGAAATAGAAAAAAAAGAAAACACTAACCACGACGACTACTTTAATGAAGCAAGGCTTCTCTATAAACATGCACATCCAAATATTGTGCAAGTTCAGTATGCTGCTCAATGTGAGAGCAATATCTATATAGCCATGCCATTTTATCATAATGGTTCGCTAAACCAATTAATGAAAAAAAATAATCTTACAAGCAGGGAGATAATACGGTATTCCATTCAATTTTTAAGTGGACTTTATCATATACACTCAAAAGGTCTTATGCATTTTGATATAAAACCTAATAACATTATGATATCAAACAGAAATGAGGCCATGCTATCTGACTTTGGATTATCTCAGTTAGTCAATGAGGAATCGAGAGCTGCGCCTGAGTTTGGATATCATTTTCATGTGCCACCGGAATATTTTTCTTTATCAACAAATGATTATAATTTCACATATGACATATATCAGGCAGGATTAACCATATATAGAATGTGTGTTGGACATGATAATTTTGAAAGAGAAAGATCTGCATTTAGCACGATTGAACAACTCAGAGAGTCGATAATTAATGGCTGCTATCCATTAAAAGAGTATCCTCCCCATATACATAAAAAATTAATAACAATAGTGAACAAATGCATTCATGTAGATCCAAATGAAAGATATCAATCCGTACTAGATGTACTAAACGATCTCTCAGCTATAAGTGATGGCGTTCTTGACTGGCGTCTACAGATGACGAAACCAACTAACGGCACATGCGAATGGCAAAAAAAGTCTGGGGACGCTATACTGTCTATAGTTTTTGACGCAGAAAATTCGTCTACTACTGGTTTTCGTTTATACGATGATGGGCGGAAAAGGCGTGCTACGAACTTAACAATATCCTCAGGATGTACCCCTACAAAACTGTATAGGTTATTAAAGGATAACTGATCATGAAAAAGCGCGAGGAAGTAAGCAAGCTGCCTCGCAGACGTGATGCAGCATTAGCGGTTCCCTACAAAAAAGATGAGTTCATAAGCCCTTCTGATGACAAAAAATTTTCAAAGGCGAAAAGTTTTACATCTACATCTCTAAAAGATAAATACTTTAAAATCTAGCCCGGCCTCAGCGCCGGGTTTTCTTTGCCTCACGTTCGCCCACCTAAAAAACATAACCAATTGTATTTATTGATGTAACTCGCTAAACCATGCAGTTATGATCCCTGCCGCATAACCTTCATCAGCCACATTTTCAAAAATAAATTTCCTTATATATCAGAATCATACTTCGTAGAGTTAATAAATCATCAAAATTCGTACCAATAGTTCTTGATAATGTCGAACTATTGGTTCATTATTATCGTCGTCAGCAGGACGCATTACTCACCAGGGCGGTGAATATACAACGATTCGAATATGAATCTACGGCGCTGACAAAGCGCAATAACCAAAGTGAACTTTGGGGTGTGGTGAAGGGTTCATGGACGGGAATATGTCGCACGTAAAGCGGCGAGGCCTGCGGGACTATTGCCGAATTGAAGTAGGCCGAAACAGGTCGAAATGGGTCTCCCACCTACCACACCACCAAAGTTCATCAGGAGGTCTATATGACACGCAGAACTCAGTTCAAAGGCAATTCACGTTCTCGTCGTCGTGAGCGTTTAAAGGCAAAGGCATTAGCTAACGGCGTGCTGGCCCGCGAAGAAGCAATAAGTTCAGAAGTATTACACCGCCCTACTCTAAGCAGAGCGCAGATTCAGGCTAAAGGTACTCACGAAACGCCTGAGCGCATAGAAGACGCTAAGCCAATTAAGTTCATGGCACAGGACGTGATCTGGCAACAGAAAGAATACAGACGCAATCTGGAGCGAGCGGCCATTGTGTACGCGAATGAGTTTGGACATAAGCAACCAGAAACTGGTGTATGTCTTCCAAACGTAGCTCTTTACGCGGCAGGCTACCGGAAATCAAAACAACTGACAGCAAGATGACTTGTGTTGGTCGCCAGAAAATGA